TTCCAGAACATGACCAAAGAAGGCGGTATGTACTTCAATCTGATGCAGGAACAATCAAAATCACTCACGGGGCAAATCAGCAACCTGGGTGATGCCTGGGACTCCATGCTCAACGAAATGGGTAAGAAAGGTGAAGGTGTTTTCTATACTGCTATTTCTGCGGCCAAAAGCTTGGTAGAAAACTACGAAAAGGTGGGAATGGTTATCGAAGGGCTTATTATCACCTATGGTGCTTACAAGACTGCTCTCATGGCAAATATCGCCTTGGAGAAAATTCAAGCTGCCAATCGGTTGGCTTCTATCAAGGGGGGTACGGCCATGAAGATGGTGACAGACCTAATGACGGGAAGCGTAGCCAAGCTGAATAAGGTGCTTATGCTGAATCCATACGCCCTGGTAGGTGCGGCGGCTCTTGCTTCCAGTGTCTATATGCTTAAATGGGCAGATAGCCAGGATAAATGCACAGAAGCAACAGAACGATTCAATAAAGCAGAGGAAGCATCAAAGCAGGCGAGAGAAGAGCGAAACAGAAATGTTAATGAGTATATCAAGATTGCATCTGATGAGAAAAGGACTACGGATGAGAGAAAGATTGCCATTGAATCGCTAAAGGATGCATACAAAAAACTGCTTCCCCAATATGACAAGGAATCATTCTTGTTGAAGAACATAGCAGAGTACAGGAAAAAAATCAACGAAGAGGAACTGCGAAACGAGCGTATCGGCACGAAGAAAAAAATCACCATGCTGGACAGAGATATAGCGAAGTATAAGAATGGATTAAAGGAGGCAAACAGACAAGGGGCTGGGCAAGCTACACAAGCCATCATGAACACGCTCAATAACCTCAAGAAAGAAAGAGAGCTGTACGACAAGAAGCTACAGCAACTTGAAAGTGAGTCATCCGCAGGTACAGGGAAGAAAGAAGAGAAGGTAAAGAATAAAACCTATTGGGAGAAGCAGAAAAAGGATGCGCAGGCCGCTCTTGACGCGATTGATTCTGTTAAGCGAAAGAAGATGAATACAGGCGATTTCAAGGGGATTGACTCCGAAGACAAGAATATCTTCCAAGAAAGCAAGAAGAAAATCAAGGAAGCCGAGAAACATCTGAAAGCCTACGAAAAAGAGGAAAAGATACAGAAGGAAGCCGGCAAAAAGTTAAAGCAGCAAGAGAAGATAAGCGAACAACTTCTTTCCCTCCGCCGTAAGAACCAGCAGGATGAAATCAGCCTCATGGAGGATGGTACTGAAAAGAAGCTGGCTCAGATTGACTTGGACTATCAGAAAGAACTGGATGCCATCCGTAAGCAAGAACAGGAATGGAGCAAGGCTAATGGTGGCAAGCTGACAAAGGAGCAGTCTGTACAAATATCCCTTTCGTATTCGCAGGCAGAAAACAAGCGTGACAAGTCAATCTCCGATGTTAACAAAGAGGAACTCGAAGCCATGAACCGCTATCTGAAAGAATACGGGACGTTCCAACAGAAAAAGGAGGCCATAACGAAAGAGTATAACGACAAGATGACCAAAGCCACTACCGAAGGCGGTAAGAAGCTTCTCCAAAAGGAAATGGAAGAAGCATTGTCTTCTGTGGATATGGATAAGCTCAAACAAGAAATCAACTGGGAACTTATCTTCGGTGATTTGAACAAGGTTTCCAAAAAATCACTTGAACAGGTAAAACAACAGCTAAAGACTTTCAAAAACTCCGATGAGTATAAGAACATGGCTGTCGACCAGAAAAAAGTGATTGACGAAGCATTGAATAATATTCAGAGTACCATCATCGACAAAGGCGGTTTGCTTGGAGATTTGCCGGAGCAACTGGATGCTTTGCGCATTGCTCAAGACGAACTTAAGCAAGCGCAGGATGAGTATAACAAATCTCTCAAAAGTGGTACGGATGCCGAGAAAGAAGCTGCTCTCAAAAAGAAAAACAAAGCCGAGAAGAATGTTCAGAATGCGGAAACGAATGTAACCAGAAGCGCGGATAAGACCCAAAAAAGTTTGATAACACTAACGGATACCGTCACCCAGCTTGGCAGTTCATCTGAAATGTCTCTATCTCAAATAGGGAATCTTGCTGCTGGTCTTGTAGATACGTTTTCTGAGGCAGGAAGTAAGATAGGTGGTATTGTTGGTACGGTGTTCTCTCTGCTTGACGGAATAGAAAAACAAGGCTTCGACGGATTTGTCAAGAATGTTTTTTCAAGCGTTTTTGGAGCCGGTGCGAGTATGTGGAACACACTTACTTTCGGTGGTTTCAATAAATTGTTCGGTATCGGTGGCAATGCAAAGGAGGTACAGGATTCCATTAATCGTCTTACCGACCGTAATGAGACGTTACAGACTTCTATCGAATCATTGACAGATGAGATAAAGGCAAGCAAAGGAACGAAATCCGTAGCTGCGTATAGAAGTGCTTATGAATACCAGAAAGAGCAGAACTCCAATTATCTGAATATCGCCCGTGAACAGGCAGGTTACCATAATTCACATAAGAGCTGGCAATACTACATGAGATGGTCTGCCGAAGACTTGAAATGGATTCAACAGAACATAAACAAGAATTTTACCGGAACTTCTTCATTATGGGAGCTGACACCTGAAGAGATGGAAAAACTCCGTAGTAATGTTGATATATGGACAAAGATGCAGAATGCCGGGAAAGGTGGTTATGGTGAACGTGTAACCGATAAACTTGATGATTATATTGAGCAGGCCGGCAAACTGGAGGAGTTGACCGATAATCTTTATGAGGGTCTGACCGGAATGTCATTCGATTCCATGTATGACAGTTTTGTAAGCAGTCTGATGGACATGGAGAAGAGTGCTGAGGATGTTGCTGATGACATATCCAAATATTTCATGCAGGCAATGCTGTCAAATGCCATCGGTGAACAGTTTAGTGACAAACTGAGAACATGGTATGACAAATTCGGTGAAGCCATGAAAGATGATGGTACGCTTGATAATAATGAGCGTAAGGAGCTGATGGATGAGTACATGGGTTATGTGGATGAAGCCATGAAGCTTCGTGACGAGCTTGCCGCAGCAACCGGATATGATAAAATTTCGCAAGAATCAACATCGCAGTCAGCTTCATCCAAAGGCTTTCAGGCAATGAGTCAAGATACCGGCGAAGAGTTGAACGGGCGGTTTACAGCATTGCAGATTGCAGGAGAAGAGATAAAGAATCAGAATATTATTCAATCTCAATCACTTAATCTACTGACAGTAAAAGCA